TGAGGAGATTTTTGATATTTACAACCATTACGCATACACGACATTGAATTATGCAGGTCGTGTTTTAGTTCGCAAGAGAATTGACCCTGAACCGACGACTTCTGTTGGTAACGAAGAAACTTCTGAAGTGCCAATCATAATTGCCCAGCGTCGTTTGCTCATTATCGGGATTTGAGGTGATTGCTATGCCTAAGTTGCGATTAGTTCATGTAAATCAGCGACAACACGACGAATGGGAAACTGAGTTTGATGTCGTTGTTGACACGCCAGCAAAGCAGGCTGCATTAAGGCGGTTGTTGCAGCGAAGGTGGTTGAAGGACAGGGATGTTGACGAGTTTAATGTTGAGGGCGATGATGTGTCGTTAGTTACGCAAGTGCGACAGTGGATTGACGAATTTCGCAGGGAGGTGAGGCGTGATGCGGGTTTATCTTGAAGGTTACGAACAAAGACAAGTTGAAAGCATGATGGGAGAAGGCTTGGCGATGGTGATGGTCATTCGCTACGAAGTTACTGGCTTTAACGAAAGCGAAGTTCAGCAATCAATCAATGACATAGAAGCGTTGCTCAATTCGCCCTACGAGATTTATGAGCACATTTGTTATCACGATGAAGACCCGCATAAGGCATGCGAACTAAAACTTGTCAAGCAAGGGTGATGGACATGCAAGTAAGTCGTGATGCGATTGTTTGTGTTATAATTAACCTCGGAGGTGATTTGTCGTGAGCAAGTTACTTAAAGTTGTGAAGTATTTGAACCAACTGTATCCGTTCTTGGTTCTGGTGACGAAGGCTCTGGATATTCACCACGCCCCGGTTGGAACTGAAGTTCCATTTAGTGATGTCAAGTTCAAAATTAAGGGGAATGTGTATGAGGTTAGGGGCGCCATCATTAAAATTGGCGGTAACAATTAATCTATCCGTGTGACATAATAAAATTGGAGGTGAATTAGTATGGAGCAAATATTTGAGGGACAGGAAGGTCAACAAGTGGAAACTACGCCTATGGCGGACGATTGGCTCCAAACCCTTTTCGGCGAAACTCGAACTGTTGCCGAGAAAGAGGTGGAAGAGCAGTCGTCAAGCGAAAAGAAGCAGACTAAAAAATCAAAAACGGAGGAGTTATCCGAACAGGTGGAGGCTTTAAGGGCACAACTTGCGCTAATGCAACTCAACACGCTTGTGGAACGGGCAAAAGCAGAGTTTTACCAAGAGAAACCTTACTTGCGGGAATACAGCGACATAATTGAAAAACTGGCATCTGTGAGGATTAGCGAAATCCTGTCTTCGGGGCAAGAGATTGACGATTTGAGTAAAGTGACGACGCTCGTTAAGGGTGCGCTGAATGATGCGGGAAAGCAAATTGAGGAGAGGTTTGGTTTGGGAAGGCGGTCAACAGCCGCAGAGTTGGTTGGTTTACCGCCGTCTAATGTGGCAACAACTGGTGAGGGTGCTCCCGAAACAGAATACAGCGATATTCCCGGAGTGGAGATGCCTATAAGCAAAAATGTCGTCGCAAAAATAATATCCTTGGAGGATTTGGATAGATGGCGGAGAGAAACTGCCAAAAAGATGATTGAGGAACGGATAAAGGATATGCGGAAACGACAACAGGGATGGGTTGAGGGCTACCGTCGTTAAACCTTAATCTCGGAGGTTGATAATCCATGGCAAGTAGGATGGTTCTATTTCAGCCAACACTTGGCGGTTACTTAGTGTTTCCGACGCTGTCAGAGCATCTAAGGCGTGCTGCCTATCCTTTATACGAGATGCGCCAGTTTGCCAGACCGGAATATTCCGAAGGCAAAACTGGTGACATTCATTACTTCAACAGGATAGGCAGAGTGACAACTCTTGTCGGTCCGATTGGTGAGCAGGAGCAGGGCGTTCCTTTGCCCGTTCCTACGATTTCCCGTGGTTCGGTCGTCATTGAGGACTACCTTGCTTTCATGGAGTTCACCGAGAGACTTGAGCGCTTCGCCGAGTGGGATGTCCAAGAAATCATCATCGAGTCGCTCAAGTTCAACATGGCACACAACTTGGATTACAGGGTTGCTCAAGTTTTGAAGCAAACCCCTGTAAAGGCGGTTCCATCCTCTGCTTCGTCAACCGTGTTTGATACGGATGGCACTCCACCTCAAGCGGGTTATGCTGGCTTCAAGTCGGCGCACCTGAAAGATATTGCTGATTATTTCCGACTTGTTTTGCAAGTTCCACCCTACGACGGCACTAACTATGTCGGTATACTTCACGGCGCCGGTATCAGGTCTTTGTATGACGAAGTTACCGATGCGTTTCTGAAGTATACCAGCCCGGATGTCTTTTTCCGCTCTGAAGTCGGTAGTTGGTATAATGTTAGGTTGGTTCAAACCAACAACCCAGATGCTTTGAGCCCTGCTGCTGGGACTGGAACCAACAAGCCGCCCGAAGGCATATTCCTTGCAGCCGACCCGATTATTGAGGTTATCTCCATCCCCGAGGAAATCAGGTCTGAAACTGTGGCGAACACCTTTGGTCGCATTAAGCGCATCGGCTGGTTCTTTAGCGGCGCATGGGCGTTGACTTGGGACACCGTTGGTCCCGGAGAGTGCCGTGTAATTCACTTTACTTCGGGTTAAAATTGATAAGGAGGGATAGATATGTTGGGTGATATTTACGAAGCACCCAGACAACTTATCTTGAACAATGCCGATGTCAATACCGCAAACGCCTTGTTGGGTATTCTACAATCTGCCCCATTGCTTAACACCGAACACTCTGAGGATTTGGTAGCCCCAGTTGTTATTGGTATTTCGTCTCGTGCTGCTGGTGCCAACTGGGCAAGGGATGTCATATTGACTTTAACGGAGAAGAAACCTGACGGGTCGGTAGTAAAAAGCACTACTGTTACGATACCGCAATCTAATGTTGGTGTTGTTAGGGTTGTCAGAGTTACCCCTGAATTTCAGGCTTCTCCGGGTAATGTAATTGAAATAACCGTGTCGCAAACCGCTAACGCTGCAGGTGCTACTGCTTACCTTGCCGTTGCTTATGTGTTTAGCCGTGAAGTCCTGCCGAGGGTCAGGCAGGTGTTTGGAACCGAGGAGTTCTGATGACATAAGTTTGGCTGGGTAGGTGGATTAAGTCGCCTACCCAGCCGCATACTGGAGGTGGATGTTGAAATGCCATTTCACAAGAATGAACCTTTTAGGGTTCATATGGCGCCGCATCATCCACCAATATATGAGCAGGGAGGTCACTTCTTCTATCCAGATGGTTGTGAAGTCCCTTTGGAAGTAGCCAAAAGGTTGTTGGATTACAACCCGGAACTGTGTAAGAGGTGGGGAATTCCCGTAAATCACCAAAAGAGATACATGATGGAGCATTACGAAGAGAATGAAGACAAGGTTTTGAAAAGGAAAGTTATGGGGCGTTACTTTGAGCCAGATGTTGTATTCGGCGGGTGATTGGCGTGAAGATTGATATAAAGGAAGTTTTGTCTGTTGTTTCAATATTCATGCTTGTAATATTGGCTTTCTCGTTAGCCCAAATGTGGGCATGGGTAATATTCATAGGAGGTGTATTAGTATGGCTCGGCGTAGTGGAACTTTGGGTCTTCAAGACTTACCACAAGACATTATCACAGATGTTCTGGGAGAAGAAGAAGGAGAACAGGGAAGTGTGGATGTTGCTGGCGATAGTCCTGTCGTTAGCATTGGCGCTGATGATGCATCACCTGCTCAGGTAGTTGGGGCGAAAGAGGTTCGGCGAATTGATATTATGACCTCAAGCAGCGGTATGTTACAGTTAGTCAAGTTGGAACTGCCAACAGGGGAAACTGTTTGGGAGTTCAGGATATGGGGTAGTAGGGTGCCAGCAAGAACAATGGCAGAAATCCTAAAGAAAGAAGGTTTAGTCGGTTTCGTTCCTGAAGAAGCAAAGCCTTATTTGCCTGAACTGGAGTGATACATAATGATTGAACTTCAACCTAAAGAGCAGGTGGTGGGAGTTCTCTTTTCTGAAAAAATGCCTTCTGAGTTAGTAGAGGAACTGATGGCGCTTATTGCATATTGGTTGGATAAAAACGGGTTTCCTTGCTTCTGTTGTGGGGAAAACTGCGAGACCGCATCCGTTTCTTTTTTCCACAATCAAGAAACAGGGGTTATTGCCGCTATGGTTGTGCCTTCTTGCGAAACATGTGCCACTGAATTAGAAGATGGTAGCGAAGCGCTATACGACTTGTTCATCTCCAGAGTAAAGTTATTTTCGGGTGAGGATTGACATGACAGTTGGGGAACTCTACAGGATGGTTACGGAGCATTTGGCAAGAACAGAGCAAATTAAACTGGAAACTTTCTACAACCTTCTCCGTTACTTTCACAAGGAAGCATATCAGCGTGCAAGTTTCTATTCGCTAAGCGATGCCAAAATTCTTGAACCTTCAAGTAAATGGACTTTCATTTTGCCTGATGATTATGGAGAAGACATATCTGCTTTGATAGTTGCTAAAGACAGGGTGTTTGCTTCACCCATCTTTCCTTACACAAGCAGAAACGATTACTTGGCAACCGTCGGCTCAAACAACCTACAGTATTTGAATTCCTTTTGGGTTCCGACGATATCATACTCATACTACATAGCAGTTCCGTCAAGCCTTTGGGAAAACTATCAAACAGTCATAGAGGCAGGAAAAGAAGACATACTTTCTTTAAATGTCTTTCCGCCGCTGGACACATCGCAGTATGAAATCTCCTTGATGTATTATCCGTCTATTCCCATGAGCATAAGCGACATCACTTTTGATTACGAAACACCATTGATGCGGAAATACAGTGATTGGGTTCTTTACGAAATGATTTACAGGTGTTATATTTTACTTCGGGATTTTGAGGCTGCGACGATTTTCAAACAACTTGCTGACGAGAAGTTCATGGAAGCGAAGGCTAACGAAGCAAGGGAGAGGTTGTCGCCTGCAAAGACGCTTCATTTGCAGTATCTTAGGTTCAGGCGCAAGCCGATGCCAGGTCCAGCAGTTCCAGAACAAGGTGGGTGATAGGAAGTGCCAGCAACGAGACCTACTGACCTACAACAATGGCAGTTTCTTTTGCCGAGAAACGGTTGGGTTGATGTTGAAATTCCCCTTACTTCAGAGGAAGGCGGTGGTAGCCTTTCCTATTTAAAAAATTTCAGGGTTTGCAGGGACGGTTTGGAAACCGCCCCGGGTTGGCATCCAGAGATAACAGATATTGTCGGAAACGAAACAGACGACCCGGGGAGTTTCTTGGGAACCGTTTCAATGCGGAGGATTGACGGTGTTGTTGTTCACTTCTTCTTCTTCACCCGGAAGATACGGATGTGGATGTTAACTGGCGATGGCTCATATCAAATGTCTTGGGTCACGCCTACGGACTGGAATGGCGATGTTTTGTTTGAAGTTCCCGACATCACACTTTTCCAGAACAAGTTTTACATGGCTGTTCCGCATGCGACATACGGTGGCGTTTATTATTTAGACATAGACCTTGCCAATCCTGTGTGGACGCTTATACCGGGTTCTCCCAAAGCAAGGACGATAGGAACTTTGGGTTTCAGGCTTGTTGTGGGTAACACAGTAGGGACATCCGGCGGTGCCATTTACAGAATTCAATGGAGCGGTCTGAACAACCCAGATGCATGGGATGCGATGCAGACACTTGACTTGCCAATTTACGACGAAATCATCAGGATGCTCCCCTTTGGAGAAAACTTGCTCATAGTCACAAGGCACAGGTTTTTCGTTTTGGGTTACACCGGAAACGCATTGACGCCTTTTGGTGTTCAGTTAGCGACGACTTTGCCGTCGCCGATAAAAGACAAAAGACAAATCTTGTCTATCTCTCTTCACGATGTGAACATGATTGTCTACGCAATAGATACTGGATTATATGCGTTCAGCGGCAGTGAAAGCATACTAATAAGCCAAAACATTGACAAGACCTTCAAACAGATGATGTCTTCTGCTTACTCTGTTTTGTTGAGTTACAATCCGATGGATGCGGAAATTTATTGCATCCCCTACGGAACTGACTTTATGGATAAGGTTCTCGTTTATCAGGTATTGTATCGGTCTTGGTATTTGAGGGATAGACCGATTACAAGCGGCGGTTCGCATGGAACGACGGCTAACTACTCTTGGGATGATAAAATAGAGGTTGCTGCTTTTGTGGGTTACGACCCGTCATTGTTCACGCTCAGGATGTTCAAACTCAGGTTACCTTACGACGATTACCAAGCCAGAGGTAACGCTGCGTTTAGCGGCGAAATACACATCCCTGCATCAGAAATCGGTCCGCCGGGCGCCCAAAAGACAACGGTCAGCACTTTGTTATGGTGGACTACGCAAGGTGACCCTAATGCAATCTTTGGGACTTGGCAGTTACACCTTGCAATTTCACACTCCTTGCCACAGTTGACAAATCCAAACAAGTTCAACTACGCACATGTTGCCTCGTTGGATGTAAACGGTCTTGCCGAGGAAGTGGGGATATACTATACCGGGAGATATATCCGTGCTAAAATTGTTGCCACGGGACTGGTCACACGAGTAGTCTGGCACGGTCTGTTTGTATTCTGGCATTAAAGAGGTGATTTGTGTGGGATTAAAGATTGGGAAGTTCTTCAAACGAGCCCTCGGTGGTGTTGTAAAGAAGCCACTAAAAACCATACTTACCGTTGGCGGGTTAGCGCTTGGTGGTGTTTTGGGTGCTGGAGCCAAAGCAGCAGCAACAAAACTTTTAGGAAAAATAGGTCTGGGTGCTTTGGCTAAAGGTAAGGCTGCCAAGGTTGCTCCATGGGTTGTGGCTGCCTTGGGTTTGGGCGCCGGAGAAAGAAAAAAGGTTACACCAACGACATGGACGCCAACACAGTTAGAACCCTATCTTTCTCCAGAGGAAATAAACCCTGTCGTTTCAACGCTTTACCAACATCTTGGTGCTTGGGGCGGCTATACGCCGACGGGGATAGCACAAACGGGCGCGGCAACTACTACGGATTTAGGACAGTATGCTGCGTTAATGGCAACGAGACCTACGGATTTTATGACGGTTGCCGCGACCACTGCAAATCTTATGCGCCCTTTATTTGAGCAACAATTACAGAGGCAGATGGCAAGTTTACACGAACAACTTGCTGCCGCTGCAGGTTCACCACAAGGCGGTTCAATCCTTGAGGCTCTTACAAGGTTTGCGGCAGAGCAGGAAAGGGGTTGGCAGTCTACTCTGGCTGATTTGGCAATTCGTGAGTTAGCACGGCAGCAGGAAATGGCTCAAAGATGGGCTGCTATGACGCCGGAACTGTTTAGAGGTGCGTTGGGTTTGATGGCTGTTCCGACAGAAATGACGCTTAGGATTGCAGAACATCTAAGACCTTTGTATGGTGGGGCGCCTATGTATCCAATGTATGCGCCTTCAACCCTTGAACAACTAACACAGGCAATAGTTCCATGGATACAGGCGGGAGTTATTAAATTTTAAGTGAGGTGTTGATTTGTGCCAGTCGTCAACCCAATGACCGCATCAATGTTCAGGTATCTTGCGGAGTCAGGTTTAACTCCGTATAGAGGAGGTATCATTTCATCTTTGGCATCTGCAATTGGTGCTATAGGTGAGGCTGTTGGCGAAAGGAAGCGGGCTCTTAGGGATTTTTTAGTGTTTCTTTTACAGCAGGGAGAGGACGCACGGCTTTTATTGAGCCTTCCAGAATTTCAGAAAGTCATCACTAATATTTACCCAGAGTTAAAAACTCTATTGAAATCTTTACCGAGGTTTGATGTTTTGGCAGCAGAATTGGGTGAAGAAAAGGAGAAAAAACAAGCAGCGGGAACTTCAGTAATTCCCGAAGAAGAGTTTGTTACGCCACCAGAAATGCCTGTTTACCCCACAGTTCCATTTCCAGAGACCGTTGTTTCTGCCGAAATTCCACCGGTTACTTATCCAACTGGGGTTCTGGAACCAATGGTTGCATCAATTCTTGGGGTTCCACGCTATCCTGTAATGACAGTTTTTGATGTTGCTGGGGAGAAGTTTCCGCACTTGCGTGACTTACTCAGTTACTACCTTCCATACTTGATGATTGGTAGATAATTTCTTGGTGACACATGGGGTGATAGGTGTGGAGCAAGGCTTCCGACACAAAGTTCAGGCTGCAATCGCTGACCCATTTTCCCCCGGTTTATCCCTTGACGAAATATGGGAAATGCTTGGGGGAAGTAGGATTTTATCGTTTGACGAAATCAGAGAAGGTTACTTACAAAGTGCCCCTCCATTTGCCAGAAACTTTTACAAAAATTTGAGGACACCCGAGGGAGCACAAAAGTTTGTTCAATTGTTGCAATGGTATCCGCAATCAACAGGTCGTCTCTTAAACACCCTGCGGCAATTTATACCGTTCATACTTCCTTCTGACGAGTGGACGGCAAGAGTTGAATATGACTTAAAGGCTCAAGAAAGAAAGAATGAACTTTTTACACGCTCTTTACAACTCTTTTCTTCTTTGGAAGGTCATAGGGCACAACGGAGGCAAGAATGGGCTGAAACGCTAATTTCCAAAGCCAACAGGGCAGGGAGTTGGTTTGATTTAAATGCTGTGTATCAAGAATTGTGGAAGTTTACGGGGACGCCTTACTTTGAAAACATTGTCACTGCCATTACTACAAATGGCGCAAGGTTATACAGGCAGAACCCTGCGGAAGGAGAAGTGTATCTTCAGAATTTTCCCGCCGATGTTGTTAGTTCCATAAAGAACATTGCGTCAACCCACACGAAGTATCAGCAGATATGGTTGAGTTTGGTTGATGAAAGGGTCAGATACGGAAGGAATTTGCTTAGGGCAGCCGAGGAATTCGGTCTGAAACTTCCCGTCCTTGAGGCATCAGTAGAAGCGGCAGAAAAAGTCATGGATGTTTTAAGGGAGGCTCCGATGGAGGAATTTGACAGGCGTGTTGAAATGTTGTTGCGAAAAATATCTGACGACATAGTTAATTCAATGAAAGCCTTTGAAACTAAAGTGGACAAGATGGTAAGGGACTTGATACAGCAGGTCGGTTCGCTTCTAACCGCTGTAGGAACAGGAAGCAAAGAGTATGTCAGTAGTTCGCTTTCGTCGCTTAGGACTTATACGGGTATGGTTGGCGGAAAGACAGTGGAACAAATTATGACCGACCCACAGGGCAGGGTTACATTTAGTTCTTGGTTGCAGATACTTGACGAAACCGAAGATAGGTTAACCAGAATGATAACTAAATTGGATGAACTTGGTGTCTATCCAACAGAGGCGTTGAAGGTTTTGGTGGACAGGGTTAGGGCGGTCAAAAACACGGTTGGCGCCTCATCAAGAATGTTTGAAAATGTCCAGCAGATATTGGGAACCCCAGAATTTCGCTCCTTGTTGAGTAAGTCTACGATGCAGAATTTGGATAAAAGACTAAAGGAGTTGGGGATACAGTATAAAATACAGCAGTTGGAAAAATTACGAACTGATATGCAAGAAGGAAAGTTTAAATCGCAGTTTGATGCGATAAGACAATTTTTCAACGGCACTTTAAGTCTTTTGCGGATACTGAAACAATACAGAGACGAGAAGGGTTCAGTTTCGGGCTTGTTGTCAAGCAGTGAAAACATCAAGGTCATAAAGAACGCACTTAGTATGGCTAATGTCATTAAAGACCCACTCATTAACAATGTTTTGGGTCCTGATTTGAGGCGGCGAATAACGGATGAAATTAGCAAACAACTTGATACTGCCTTGCAAGGCTTGGAACGGGAAACCCTGTCTCCAGACGAAAGGAAAGAATACGGTGCTGTTGTTGACAACCTTTTAGACAAGTTAATTCCTATACTTTTACAGGCGCACAGCCAAATGGAAAGCCTGTTAAGAAATCAGGGATACTTGCCGACACAAGATGCGTTGCCCGAAGAAGTTTTACAAATGGGTGGTGTGCCATACTATATGATGCAACCTCAAATGGGTGCAGGGGCATCTGCCCCTGCTATAATAGTAACCGACCCCAAAACAGGAAAACCGACTGTTTTTACTGGCGACCCAGCGTTTTTGGGTATAGGTGGCGTTCCAACGGAAGAACCGACAGAAACGGCAACCAAAGAAACAAAAGCACAAAAACCGAAAACCGGGGAAAAGAAAACATCAACGGCGGATAAAGCAAAACAGGAAATCCCTCGGTGGGAGAGAGGCGGGAGATTAAGGCTAACTACCCCGGAGCAAACAGAGACAAGACAAACAGGTAGAACCGAAACAGGGGCGGAGAGGAAAACATTCTGGCAAACATTTTGGGAGCGTTTTAAGGAGAGGTTTAGACAGCCATACATACCCAAATTGCGTTAAGGGGGGTAGGATTGGTATATGCGTAAGCAAACCAAACAACAATCCGATATTTGGGGTAAACAGCAGGTTGCCCAGTTGTTCTTTGAAGAGGCTACGAGACAAAACATGCCACCACAATCCATATTTGCGTGGATGTATCTTATGAACCTTGAGGGTGGTAGCCCTTATGCTGTTACTGTTGAAGGTAACAAAACAAGGTCTTACGGTCCATGGCAAATCAACGATGCCCGGGCACAAGCGCTGCGGTCTATGGGTATTGATTTTCCCAGTGGTATATATGCCACAAGGGATATGCCAGCAGAGGAAGTTCGCAAGCGAATGCTCAATCATATCCGATACATAATCAATTACGACAAACAGGTAAGGGAAAACTTGAAAAAGTTAAACCCGCAGTTGTATGACGCTGTTTTCAAAACAGATTTTTCCAAGATTGACTTGAAAACCCTTTCACACCTCATTAGTTACTACATGGCATCTTGGAACGCCCCAGCCTACGCTAAAGCAGTAGCGAAAGGTGATTTTCGCCCGCTCATTCCCGGGCAGGGTGTTTACAGGTTGGCTTCGTTACAGAGAAGGAGGGAAGCATTTCAGCAAACTGTTAGTATGTGGTCTGAAATTACAGGTAGTTTCATGCGCAGACAGATGCAACAACAAGAAGAGGCGCTGCGGGAGACAATTTCGGCGGCGCTTAGAGGCAGGCGTGTCACATTAAGAACTGGTAGGGCGCCGTCAACGATTTCAGTTCCGCAGGAACAAATACACCAAGCGATGATGCCAGGTCTTGTATCCGTTATGCAGACATTACCTTCAGTCACGAGAGCCATCAGCCCGCAGATGGCTACAAAGATTAGACGGGAGTTTCCTGAGGCTGAAGGGTTGATACCGCCAGACGAAAAACAGCCGCAAGATTACATTGCTGCCTTGTCTCTTATCGGAGAGGTCGCCAAACAGGATAGCGCCTTCGCTAATATTTGGCATACAATGGATACATCTAAACGACAAAGCATACTGCGACATATTGTCAGCGCCGCAAGAAAAATTTCACAAGCGAAAACCCCGCAGGAAGCAGAACAAACAAGGATAAAGTCAATAATGGAAATAGCAAAGATGTTGGGTGTCTCTGGTCTTTGGGAGGAAGCAAAGAAAGCGGGGAAATCTATTTGGGATATAGTTTCGGGGTTTGCAACGGGGGCTGTTAAAGAGTTAGGGTTTTTTGTGTCGCCGTTCGTTGTTGGGGCAAAACGGGAAGAATGGGCGAAACTCATGCAGGAAATTAGGAATACCCACGACCGAAGTAAAAATAGATTAGATAAGTTAGCGTCAAGGATTGCATATGATGCGGTGAACAACAACCCAGCGGTGACGCTTGTTTGGGGCGGTATAGTTAAGGGGTTTGCGCATATGGTTTCCTCTTTGATTGCTATACCCGAATTAGTGACAAGACCATTTTTACCCAAAGACTCCAAAGTTCGTGAATTCATGCAACGGGCTTTGGTGAAGTTAGACGAAATTTTTGGTCCCAAAATTGTTTCCGAGTCCGCAAAGTTGGCTAAAGACCCAGAATTTAGAAGACAAAACTTAAAAGATGCTGTGAACTTCTTTGCGTCTAACGGTTGGAGTAATTACTTGAAACTCGTAAATGGGCGTTATGTTCCTACGGAAGAGGGTTGGTATATTTTCGCATCTATGGTGTTGCAAAGCAAGGTTGGAGAGATATTAAACGACGCTTTGAGGAGAGCAACTAACGACCATTGGGCGTTCAGAAACTTTGCAGAAAATAACCTTTACGAATACAGGAACTTGGCGCCACTAATTCCTTTTGGTGTTGTTCCGAAGGCTCTGTCTGTAGGTAGGCAACTGTTACGAGGGGTTGCATCAGCGACACGCGCCCAACGGATACCGGCGGCTGTTTCTGCTTTGGCTGAAACTGGCAACTTAGAGGCTGCGATACAGTTATCACGAGGTGTTGCGGCACTTAATGCTCGTCAGAGGTTGTTGGACAATCTCCTTTCCACTTTTGAGGTTGCGATACTTCCGGGCAAGGCATTTGAGGGATTTTTCACGAGAACGGCACTGAATTGGCAACTTCGTAAAATGGGAATATCGCAGGGAATTAAGGGTTTAGAGGAAATTGCAAGAACGGTAGGAACGGAGGCTGCGCTGGACATACTCAAGCAGGTTGCTCCCAAGGTCTCTGGCTTCTCCAAGGTTGCCACATCCCTTGTCACAGGGGTTGCCTTCACTTTGCCCGGAATGCCGAGCCACCTTTCAGGCGGTGAATTGACAGGTCACATAATTGGTGGAACTTTGGTTAACATGCTGCTGGATATTCCAAACCTTTATCGTGGAACAGTTGAATACTTCAAAGGCAACAAGATGTTGCCACACGAAATCCTGTCGCAACCGAATTTTGCGAGAACCATCGCTTCTATTTACGAGTATGGTTTTGTCAAGCAAACGATGCAAGACCCCACATCCTTTCAGGGATTTATCGCCGGGGAAATAAGACACGCTTTGCGTGGTATACAGGACATGAACGCTTTGAGTAGAAGGGCAACTGCTCCGAAGTTGGGTCAACTTTTGTGGGCTTTGAACATACCGACAGAAGACGACCTGCGGACAAGCAAGCAGATAATGACGAAGTTCGCTACTGCATTGGAAGCGTTGCCCGAAAAAGAGAAGAAGATTGTTTCGCAACTTGTTGAAGCATACAGGATATTTGAAGACACGAAGCGGGATATGCGGCAGAAATACAATGTCCCAGAAGGAGAGTTTATGCCAGAAAACATGACAATAGCGCAATGGGAAGATATAATCAGCGGGGAATATGTGAAAAGGTTGGTATCACATAAGGTTTTCGGCAAGGATAAACTGGACATAAGAGATATTGCAAGGGCGAATATCGGCTTACACATACTCACGCACGCCCGTTGGTTTGGAGAATACTTCTACGAAAACAACACACAAGCGGCAACACAGATGTTTTCTGTTATGCTAAGGGCAGGTCTGGTTGCTTTGGAGAGGTCTTTGGAGGGTGTTCGTGATGTCCCCGTAGAAACCGCAGAAGAGGCTTTGAAGGCATATAGGACTATTCGTGATAGGGCTCTTAGGACTTTCTATAGAGGATTTCCAGTTGTCACAGACTTAATGAAATCCCTTTTGGCGCACAAATTGACATTGCTTACGGCGGCTGGCATAGCGAAAGCGGGCGGCGCTTCAAGGGAAAGCGATGTGGAACTTGAGGCAAGGGTTTCGGCTGGTCTTCGCAACTTAGACAAAATTTTCTTGAGCAACCTACCTGAGTATTTGGGGAGACACTTACAAGGGGAAGCACGGGATGACATCGTAAAACGGTGGACGGAGACAATAGAGCCTGTTATGCAGGCAGAGGTGGAAAGTGTAGTGTCGCCATCGCAGATTTTGGAAGTTGCGAAAAATGTTGTTAGGGAGCGATATCACCGAATAAGACCCACGGCTGAAGAGGCAAAGTATGGTTGGAGAAAGATGATACGGGACTTTGATGCCCTTTATGCTGCTTGGAAGGCTCAACAGGCAGCAAGGGCAGGAGACGAGGAGAGCCCAACCGTCCAAAAAGTTGCCGATATGGATGTTTATGGTTTTGGAGCTGATTGGAGCAGAGCGGAAAAGGCGTTAGAGCGGTTTTACCCCAAACGAGATTTTTCACATTGGGGCGAAGATTACATACCGGCGACTGTTGTTGATGCAGAGAATATGGTAGTGGGAAGGGTTGTTGACGATGAATGGAGAAACGCCTTTGTTTTGGCGACCAGAGTGTATCATGAGGGTAGAAGAGAAAGTCTTTCGGATGAAGCAATACAGCATAACGCTGACGAGACCAGATACATGTGGGACGCAATGGTGACGAGTTATGCACTTTCGTTTGTGATGCATTCAGAAATATCTAAGATGTATCTCGGTGAAGACAGTCCGTTTCCTATGATGTTTGCTGTTTCGCCGGATGTTGCAGAGAGAATTCGCAACACACCGCATGTATCTTCAAAATTCAATGTCGTTGCTGTAGATATAGGGACGCCGGGTCGTCGTTCTGCTACAGAGACTGATGATGTCATACTGATAATGGGAAACAAGGATGTGTGGTCGCAGGAAAGGCTGCGTGAATTCGGAAGGGTTATACGGGATGTTTTCTGGAGAGAGAGAATACCCAAGGAATTTTGGGACTTCGTGTTAGATTTTTGGTCTAAGGTTGATGTTTTGGACATACCGCTGCACATACGGATGTTGTTTGCTTCCTTGATGTATGCCGAACCCGAAACACCCCTTGGTAAAAGAATGGGGGTTACTCCTGAGGTTCTTGATGCGTTTAGTGAGTTCTTTAGAAGGAACTTGAAGTGGTGGGAGTTATTCATACCGCAGATTGAAAACTATATGAACAAATCAAGGGATAAAATAATGGAGAATATACGCAAGTATACAGAAGATGCACCTGTTGTGAATGCCGTGTCGGCAATTAGGGTTGCAAGGTTTGCCGGATTTCCACATTTGGATAACATCCTCGGCGCTGCTATGCTTATCTCGTTTATACCCAGTTTTCTTACCACTCACGCAAAGATTTTCCATTCACCCGCATATTTTCTTGTCAAAAACCTACTTCCTGACACCAGAACCGGTGATTTGTCAGAGACGGTTTACGCAATAAGGTCGCAAGTTCTCTTGCCGTTCTTGCGGAGTTATCTCGCCGATGATGTTGAATTGCGAAACGGTGACTGGATGGTGGAGTGGAGCGAGGATGGTAGAAAGGTTAGGATACAAATCCCAGAAGAAGAAGAGGCTCTGTTTTGGGTTTATTATGTTTCACGATTACAGAGTTTGATGAACCTTTACGATAGCAGGTATTTTGGCGTTGACAGGACGCGGAAAGATATAGCGGAGTTGTTTGCTGTAACGCCGTCATCTGTTTTTGCCGATTTCCTTTCGCTTCGTGCTCCGGATAAGCAATTCTCCAACATAGCGGGTAGGATTAGGGAGCGGGAAAAGGAAAAAACGGAGAGAAGGACTATACGCACACAAACTACAGCATATCAGTCTATAGCGGCAGTTCCGTGGGCTGAGCCAGAAATTGTCGTGAATGTCGTCAAGAATAGGCATAGCCGCTTAATGTCAGTTGTGTCCGAAAGGTTGAAAGACCCAGAGGTCTTAAGGATGGCGTCTGAAATTTCAGGGCTTGGCGACCCAGCCGAGATAGAGAGATGGATAAGCGATAACATGTTGAAATTGTTGATTGTTGGAACGATGGCTCCCACGGCATATTATTTGGGTCCAACAGTAGACCTCAGTTTTGCCGGCGTTTACACAGCAACAATATTTGATTTACCAAGTTCTTCTGTTCGGTCATTCGTTTGGTTGAAAGATTTAGACAAGATGCTTGATGAAACATCTGTCCACGAACTATTGCACATACTTACATACAAAACACTATTACCGGAGAAAAGACTGAGGGAAGCCGCTGCTGAACTTTCCGAAGAGGATAGACAAAAAGCCGTTGCGTTTACTTTGGAACTTGCCGATACACTGATTAGGAGAGGTTATCTTGGAGCCAAAGTTGCCGCTGCTCTTATTTTCAACACAAAGGAAATTACAGGCGATGTCATATTGTTCCCCGAAAAGTTTCCAAGGAATTTGTCTTTTGGTCTATTGAGTGAATTGGAAGACATTTCACAAAATATTAATGCGTTGTTGGAGGAATTCAACTTATCGTCCGTTCCAGAAATCGTTAGACCGCTCACAGATGCCATTTCCGAGATACAAGAAATTCTGGAAATGACAACCAAGAGATTGTCAAGAGAGAAAAAGGCTTCGTTGGTTATACAGTTGGTGAACAAAATATGGGATGTCGGGTTTAGAATAAGCAGGGGAGAAGTTATAAACGAAGAGGTTTTCGCAAGGTTGTCAGACCCCAACTTAGGTGGAGACCCTATTAGAATGATGCAGTTTAGAAACAGATTGAATGAAATGCTTAACACTGATTTTGCGACTATTTCTGATTTCGCCGCAGATGTCATAGGGGTTTCCCGTGTTCCTTTGTGGAGTTTTATTGTTGATTATTTGGGTGTTCGTGAAGATTTTGAACATTTCTTGGGAATAGAAAAAGAGTTTCCAACTACAGAAGTGATATCTTATGTCGCTTCCACATTTGCCGAAGAATTGAAGTCTGTTGCATCGCAGCACCCAGAAGAATTCGCTTCGTTTGTAAAATTGATATCCCGTGTTTATTCTGATGCTAATATCCCCATAACAGACTTCATGAAACTGTTGTTCCCTGCACAAATGACGGCGGAGATGTTTGACAGCGCCGTCCATACTGTTAAGGTGGAATTTGGAGATTTGGTAAGCAACCCCAATGATATAACACGGGCTGTTTTCTTGGTTAGTAGTTTACTGGGCGATACATTCACGAGAATTGTAAATCCCTATCCGGATATAATTGAAGCGATTATAAATGACGGAGTGACGAAGGCTATTTGGGGCAACATTGCGCCGGGTAGGTTTGCTCCTGAATTGTCTGAGGTTGAGGCGGTTGCTTTATCAGAGAGACCGACCATAGAAAAATATTGGGACATCGTTTCTAAGGCATTTGAGCCTATATCCAAAGTGGAAAAGGAAGTTTCTTTGGCGAAAGCAGAGAGGGATTTAATAATTGCAAGTGTAACATCACCGAGAAAATTTGCCAAGTTTACACAAGAGGAAATTGAAAGGCTTATTCAAATAGCAAGTCAGGTTCAAACAGACATAGAGACCGCGCCCAAAGGAGAAGAGTTTGTCAAGTTAGTTAACGAATTCATGAAAAGGATGCAAACTCGTGTTGCAAGGGAAGGTCAAGTTGTAACCACGACATTCCATGATTTCCTTTCAAACTTTGTTTCCGAAACGCCAATAGATGCCAGTTACCTTGATGTCGTGTTGGGAATTGCTTCGCAAAAGTCGGCTGAAGACCCCATGGGCGCATTTATCGTTCAAAACGAAAACTTCAGCGATATTGTCAGGTTGTCAACACACCTTTCGCGGGAAATCGTGATGCTCTTCGCCAATATGGACAAAATCACTCCCATTAGAGACGCCATGCAATTTTTGACTGAAGGGACTAAGGGTTGGGGTAGAAACCTGTATCATTCTTTGGCTGCGGTTACAGGTTCGTTCTGGGGTCTTTTAGAGGAAATACTGACACAACCGGATTTAATGCGTGTGAAAAGGTTTTTGGATAACTTCGGTGCCCCCAAAGAGTGGACGGAAGAGCGTGTCGTTTCCCTGATATTCAGGAAATTCTTTGATACTGTGGAAGGCACAGCAATCGCTTACGCAGATGACCTGTTAACAAAGATGGAGGAAGCAAATGTTTTCGGGAGAAAACTCACGGAAAAGGAGCGGGAAGCATACAGAAGGAACTTTGCAAATGCGATAGTGGTTGACTTCTTTACATTTGCCTACGGCAAGAACATATCAAGAAGCGTCGTTGAAAATATAAACGCACTGAACATTTCCCTTACAAACCGACTGAGGGTTTCTCCGTTCAGGTCAACATCAGTCATGGCTGACAGTTCAGGGATACCACATATTACACCGGGGGCATTTGATGTCCTTCTGGCTAATTTTGGAGGGGCATGGGATGAGTTCGTCAATCAAATTTACACGCTGAACGACCACAGCATGATTGAAAAAGCGACAGAGGATTTCGCTGGAAAGTATCGCAAGATTAACCCCGTTCCGGAAAGCAAGATTAACCCGTTCGGTCAGATGTTTGCCATGCTTGTTAGAAACTACATTGAGGCAAGTTCCGTTGAAAGACCAGCAATTGAGCCGGTTGATAGATGGCGTGAAGAGATTTCAAGGATAGTGGAAACTACTACAGTCCCAGATGCCCTCTACCTTTCAAAAGTCCCAGCGAACATAGTTCCACTCTTCGCTGGTTTCAGGAATGCTGTTGGTGAGGCTTTTGGTTTTTGGAAGAGGAAACGGGCTGAGGCTGGTCTGTTGAAAGAAGGCACATATTTTGATATCATGTCTATGCAGCCGCCAGATACATTCCCAAGTGTTTTCAGAGGGGTGATTGATTTAGATGAAACATACCGCATCACTTCCGAAAGTCCAAGTTTATTCCTTGCTGTTTTACACGAGCGAATGTCGCAATACATTTCATCGCCGGTTACAACAAGACACTTCCCTGAGTTTGCGGACATCTTGACAAAACAAGTCCCTGAAATCCACGATGCTTTTGCCAGAAGGTTCTCCGAAAGGTTGTCTACAGTAATGAAAACTAAATTCCAAAGAAGGCTTGAACAAGCATTGGGGGAAAGAAGGGGATTGCAGGAGTTTGGGGAACCGTGGCAAAGTTCGGCTTTGGCAGAAATGTCCAAACCTGAATTTGAGGGTGTCAAATCCGAGGCAGCAAGTGTCATTTTTGACTTGGTAAGAAATCAAGCATTTCGTGTGGCTGATAAGTATATAGCCCATGTCAAAAGCGGTTCTCCGTTTGATTTGTTCTCTGCATTTGAGGAATTCAATGGTAGGCAAGTTCTGGGTGTGCTCAAAGAACAGTTCCCGTTAGTATCACTTCTTGTTTCTTTGGAGCCAGAGATACTTGAAGATGTAAAGGGACTGTTCAAGTTCCTTGTTGTTTACAAAACTTTTGACAAATTCTTGCAGGAACATCCAAGATTTGGCGAAACAAAGCAGGCGTGGAGAGAAACACTTTTCATCGAACCATCGTGGAGGGAAATATTAATTGGTGAGTTGGGAGAGCATAGAGATTTCACGGCGGCACTGAATGTAAAACCGCCCGTTCCACACAGAGAATTTATGAACAGAGTTACTTCCGCTTTCAGGAGCGCAGATTGGCTCAACCCTGAAGACATAAACTGGAGACATGTTGCGGAATTCATTGACGCATTGTGGCACTATTCGGAGATGAAAAGTTTGTCTGAATATGGAGAACGGGAGGGTAGATTAGACCCACTTGCCAAATTGAGCAGTATATACCGGGCTATAGGTGTGGTTGTTGATGATTTGTATAGACACGGTTTCATAAGCACACAACAGAAGCGGAAGGCTGCTGAGTTATCAAAGGGCGTTTTTGAAGAATTGACGGGTGAAATTCGGGAAAGACTCGCCCGTGGTCAAAGGGTTGAGGATGTCCAATTAATACGGATAGACAAATTGATGGATTTGTTCAACGAATTGGGAGAGACCACCTTCAAGAACGCAGTATTGAGGATGTCCAAACTTGCAAGGACTTCCAGAGACATAGACGATGTATTTAGAGGACGAATGGCGGATGTGACGACGCTAAGCAGGATGCGATATCTGACGCCAGAACTTTTTGGTCTTGCAACGGAAATATTTAAGTCTTACGGTTTGGTATACCGTAACTTGAGCGGCGAGTTGGGCAGGGGTTTGCGTAAACCAGAGACGGTTTACAAGCATCTAATGTTTGCCGTTTCAAGGGGCATGGAGAGTATACTAAACCGATTGGATGTGGTTGGAGATTTTGATAAGAAACGAGTTGCCATACAGGCTCTTGTCGCACCTTACGATGCTGTTTTGCGATACTTTGACGAACAGTTCAGAGAACTCTCCGAAAGATATGCTAAGCGTGAGGACGCAGGGGAAGTCACATTGACAGAAGAGGAAGCCAGAGAGTATTCATTGCTCGTCAGGGCACTTTCAGAACAACTAATGGCAGCACTTCGGGACATTCCCAAAGCCTTTGGGGTTTTGCAACAGTTTTATGAACTGGAAAAGAGACAATTTAGGAATGTCGCCTATACGATTGATACTTTGGTTGAAATCTTGTCAACCCACACCGAAGAAATTCCACCGTTGAACCCCAAAGCCAAGAAGCGAATTTTGGATTTGTTGCGTGAAATAAGGGATATGGACGAAGTAGGTGAGGTTGACAAGGACATAATAAACATTGCCATACAATCTTTAGGGGAGGGCTATTACGAAAGTTTCTTGGTTGGCATGGACTTACAAGGTGCTATAAAGCGTTATCAGAAACTAACTGGAAAGGATTTGTCTGGTCAAACTCCTGACTTTCTATTGCGCGTTGCCGAACACTACTCAAGACTTCTGGAGCAACTGCAACAGTATAGAAAGCAAGCAGAGGAAAACCCACAGATGAAGCCAGTGGAATATTGGGATAGGGAAATATCTAAGGCTGATGCTTTGTTGGCTGAACTCTTAGATAGGGATATGACCAGACCCGGAATTCGTCATCTATCCCCAGAAGTTCAGCAATTGCCCCAGATGATAGAGATACTTGACATCTTGAGCACACACTACATAATGAACACACTCGGTAGGAGATTAGAGGAAACAATGGCAATGATACCGAAACAAGCCCGCGACGCAATCTTCTCCTCTTTTGAAAAACTTGTGACTATATCTGAGGGCGATGAAGTAAACTTGTCTTTCCTGCACAGAAGACAAAAGGGCGGGGCATTGACACGGTTCTTGGTTGGTCTCTCCCTTGTTGGAACATTGGCTGCTGCCATACCGGCGTTGCCAGAACTTGCAACAAGGGTGTTTCCAGCGCTTGCCGCCGATATTGGGCGTGGTGTTGCCCAGATGGTTCACTTGGCTATGACAGACCCTATGTGGGTCGCTGGAATTGCTGCGGGTGTTTTGTCGTATGCCCTTGCCAAAAAGAGAACAAGTATATCTAAAGTTCTTTCAGGCATACTTATCGGCGTTTCCAACTGGATGCGAACTCACATTCCAAGATTGAACCAAATTTACTCACAACTGTCAACAGAGATTGTAAATAAGATAAGGACGCAATTGGGTGATACAGCGGCTGGTTTGGCGGCAGCAATACTGCCGCTTATGTCTCCTCACGACGCTTTTGACATTGCGACATTGCCTTTCTTGGTCAACCACATATCAAAATTGACATATCAGGGAACTTTCCCCGGCTCGGGCAGACCTTCAAGGGAACTTGCCGAACAACTCATCAACTTCTCGTTTGCTCAGGCAATATTGGGGCAGGGTGCAGTGTTAGGTGCACACATCAGTAACTTGGCACACGCAACTGAAACCTACCTTATAACAAGACACGCATTGCCCAAATTCCTACAAGACCCAGCAAGAAGCGATGCTGTTGTTTTGAACCTTGCAGTGTTGAAAGCGCTGTCGCTCTTGAGCAAACACGGAATAGAGGCACTTGACAAACCATTTAGAGAGTTCTACAAACGCTCCCCAATTCGCTTGGCAAGTGCAATCGTTAACGACCCCATGACAGGTCAGCCCACAAGGTTTTCACTCACGACAGACACGGCGACAATCAATGTCGGGGGTCAAAGGGTCGCTTTGGACGACATGACATTGCGACAGGTGTTGGAGTTGGGTCTGCGTGGATTTGTTTCACAAGAGGACATGAACGCACTGTTCAACGCAACGCCGAAAAAATTCAAAGACATGTTGACAAAAATCAGAGACAATCACTTGGCTGAGTTGAAACGGCGAATTTACGCCGGATTGATGGCTCACGCAACTGATGAGGATACACAGGCAATAAGGTTCGTTTCGTCGTATCTTTTGCCAGTAGCAAGGGGTCTGTTGTTGCCAGCAAAAGAGCCGCATTTGGCTGCGGCGATGACAACATATGGGGAAGTTCAAGCGGCATACTTGATGAACTTGCGATACTTGCAGCACATACTTTCGTTGCCTTACGCACAACAGTTGCTGCAACCTCTGGGGATAGACGCAAACGAGATTGTCAGTGAAATTGATAGGGTCTGGAACGGATTGCGAAGCGCTGGGATAAGCGCCCGTGTGTTAGAGGATGTTGATAGGGCGATGTCAAGCGTTAGGGAAATTACAGAGAAGACAATCAAGGAAACCAAAGGTTTAACCCCACAAAATGTGTGGAAGAGGGTTAGGGACGCCTTAGAGGAGGCTCAGAAGGTTGTTGGGAAAGTTATGGCTGAGTTAATCCACACAAGATACACTCCTTTGCTGAAAGGCGTGAAGGGAAAGAGATTGGCTACTACTCTCGGTTATCCGTTCTTGGCTCTCGAGGCAGACATGCGTGCTGAAGTCGTAAAACTGTTCAAAGAGCCCTTCAACCAAGAGGCGTTCTCTGTTGCTACATCTACATTCCCTGACGAAGTCGTAAACCTTGATGTCGTGGCAAACCTTGAAAGGTTGCTTGCGTCAGGCAGACTAACACCCATGCAACTATTTGATGTCTTTGAAAAGAGGATTGTTGGTGTGTTGAACGAACTTGCCAAGGCGTCACACATCAAGTTTGAGGACTTGAACGCTGATTTTAACAGAATTCTGTTCACGCTTTACACAAACTCACACAGAGACATTGACCCAACCGAAAGAGTGTCTTCAATGTCCGACATATTCTCCAAGAGATTGGTTGACCTGAACCACGCCGAAATATTTGACCCGTCTTCTCCAGTCCCACCTGAGGTTGGTAGGTTGAGGGATGAATTGGAGAAACTTGCGTGGTCTTATGTCGTCTTGTTGAATTACCTCGTTAAAACGCACTCAATGAAAGCGTATTTGGGGGATTTGTTGCTCGGGTTGCCACCGAGTTTCGCCCTTACAGAAGAGCGATATGTCCCTCAGTGGGGAGACGAGACATTAGAGCCTTGGAACGCTGTAGTCAAACTTATCACTCATTCGTTTGAGCGGTTGCCTCAAAGGGCTCCAAGGCAAAGGTTCCAGTTCCGAAGGACTGGCAGAGGTCGTGTTCCTGCACCTGACTTCAGGGACTTTATGCGACGCTCGTTGTTTGCCTTTACAACGAAACAGGTTTTGGACAAACACCGACCACTCATTGAAGGTGTTATCGGTTTCATGCCGCCGCCGTTCAAACAACTAATGGCATATCAGTTAGCAAACGCACTTGCTCCTTTGCGTGTATCTGGTTCTCCGAGGGTTCCGTTGAACTTTGAGGTCGGTGAAAGCGTGGCGTCAGCGATACAAGATATGTTCAGCGCCGTGGGTGAATATCACAAGGCTGTTATGGGTGGTTTGTCGGAGAGAAGACGGGGTGTTTTTGAGCGCCTTCTCGGTGCATATCAAACTCAGACGCTGATATGGCAAATCCGTTCGCCTTTGCGTCAGGTTGGCGCCCTTATTTATGCTGGAGCGGCGTTATACCGTGATTTTGGCGACATGTTTGCAGCAATACTGCCGACACTGTTCTTCCCACGGGCAGTTAAGATTATTTTGGATACGATGCGTGGGGATTTGTCAGGTCTTAACGACTTCGAGCGTGTTGTTCTGGAAAATTCTCCGGAGTTGTGGTCAAGGCGAATGGTGACAGAGCGGGAATTTTTGGCTGACGCAAGGGCTGTTATTGAAGATATGATGTCACATCCAAGGGGTCAAGAGGCTATGAATATCTTACTTGACCCTGCTGCAAGTGCTGCCGACAAACAAAAGGCTCTGAGTATGTTGCAAGAAATTTACATACTTGGAGCAGACCCCAATTTCCTCAACCGTGCTTGGCGCAACATCACAAAGTGGGGCTTCGCGGCTTTGCGGTTAATGGATGAAGCAGCAGTGTTGGCGACGAAACTTGCCGCTGTCGCTGCATATGTTGCACACAACGATGTCACGGGTCAGTTTGATGTCAAAGACCTGCCGGGCGCCTTACATTATTCGTCTGCTTTGAGCGAAAGGGTTCACTCTACGCCGCTTGAAGGATACAGACCTGCATTGTTCAGGGGCGGAGAAGGTAGCGTCTGGCGAAAAGTTCTATTTATGCCACAGGTTTTCTCCCAGTTCCTCGTCTACACCTTTGCTGCATCAGAACAAGTAAGGATTATGTTGGGAGATATTTGGGACGGCATGACGAGAAAGGACTTGAGTTTGAAAGATAGGGCTGCGGACATAGCGGCAGGTATCTCTGCCTTGGTCTTGTTACAACTTGGTGCTGCAATAATGAACGGTAGTTTGGTTGGGTTGACGCAAAGACCGTTGGAAGAACAACCGCTGGGAGTTTACTCCAGAGAAGAAGAGGAAAAGAATTTGGCTGACGCTGCCATGTCCATGTCAATGGAAATCACCAAATCGGCACTACCCAAACCCGTCACCTTCCTTGCTTCCTATGCTTTGAACCTGTTGCCGTTGCGGTCTATGTTGTTGAAGAAGACGCTGTTGGGAACTGTCACGGAAAGGGACTTGCCACCAGCGCTTCAACTTGGATATAGGGTTCTTTCTACAGTAGTTAACACTCTTTCGTCGCTGGGATACATGGCTGGCGCTGAAGAGGGTGAGGAAACTAATAGGTTGCAATCTGTTCTTGACGCCATGCTTGTGAGTTCTCCGAGAGAACAAATTTGGAGCATCGCTACTGATTTGGCGCAAATTACCTTGTTGCTTGCTTCACTCAGGTTCCCGCAGTTGGGTTCTGTTCCGGTGGGAATGATTGCGCCAGCGACAAGGGCTTTGACTATGGGTGAAGAGATGCCCGTTCCTGTCGAAGTGACCACAACGATGGCAGGGAGACCTGTTGCAGCAAGGGCAACACAAGCGATGTTTGGCATACCGTCGCCCCACGGATACAGCGAATTGCTCTCTCCCGGACCTGCAGATTACGCGTTCAGGAGCGGCGAAAGAAACCCGCAGCAGATGGCGTTTAGGTTCATTGACGCAACGGAACGCTCAACAATACCCGCATATGTTTCTGAGTTGATGCGTGTTGCAAGGACTGTCAGGATTGGACCGACTTTAACTGCGCTGAAACATTTAATTGACCCTGCTTTCTACCTGTCAATTTCCGAGCCCTCAAGGTTCCAAGTCATACCGCATTATGTATCAGAAAACCATCCGGTTGTCGTCTCTGTAAGGAAACTGTTCAACACATTGAAAGCGCCTTCAGAAGAAAAGTTCATAACATATGTAGCAAGTAACCCTATTGACTTTGCTTGGTTGAGCGTCATGTGGGGCTACAACGACATAATGGATAGGTGGGTTCAAGGTTCTACTAAACCTGATTGGCACAAGCAATACAAAGATTTGAACATTTTGTCTGCCGCCCTTGCGTCCTACGGTGTCAGACCCGAGGTTGTCTCGGCTCTTGTGAGCATTTTGGAACAAAGCAACGAGCATAACCTTAGAGAATTCATGAATAGGCATATTGTCCGATTGCGTGAACAAGAAGCGGCTAAAAAGGTCTTGCGTGGTCAAAAACTCGGAGTGGGAAGGAGGGGCGAATGATGAACGGTAAATTCCTGATTTACAGCACAGAGGGTTGGGGCTGGAACATTGCGCCTCTGCTCAAAGAGTTCGGGCACGAGGCAGTCGTGTATGTTGCCAACGAAGAAATAAAACATGTTGGTGACGGGTTGTGCGATAAGGTTGATGATTGGCGTGAAGTTTTGAGCAAAGACAGATACAGGGAATGGATTGTGGTTTGGGACAATATTGGTCACGGGGAAGTTGCCGACATGCTTCGCAGGGAAGGTTGGAGGGTTTTCGGTGGGGGTAAGTTCGCAGATAAATTGGAGAAGGATAGGGAGTTCGGTAGGCAGTTTGCAGAACGGGCTGGTCTGAAGACGCCGCCAACACAAACATTCCCCAACCCACAAGCAGCGCTTGAGTTCGTGAGGGAGCACCCGGATAGATATGTCCTGAAACCCCACGACAACAAGATTGCCGTCTATGTTTCCTACGGGGTAGAAGATGCAATAGAGGTCTTGGAGTATTGGTCAAAGATGAGCGGGTTGACTTCAACAGAGATTGATGTCCAGAAGTATATTGTGGGTAGAAACATAGATGTTGAAGTTTGGTGGCACAACGGAAACATGATTGGACCGCCAAACTACGACATAGAAACTAAGTTCTTTTACCCAGACGACATGGGTCCAATCGTTGGTTGCATGACATCCGTGGTTTGGTGGTCTAACGAGCAAACAAGGACATGGGAGTTACTCAGGCAGATACAACCGTTGATGAAAAGGATAAAGTGGACGGGTCCGATTTCGGCTAACATAATAGTAGAAGAAACAACGCATCAGTTATATGTTTTGGAGTGGACACCAAGGTTTGGTTATAATGCTTATTATTGTTTGTGGGAACTATTTCCAGATTGGGGGCAACTGTTTCACTTAACATTTTCAGCAGAAAGTGACATAATATTACCCGTGAACACATCACAATTCGGTGTAGCAGCAGAGGTGTCTCTTCCGCCGTATCCTTTTGAAAGTCCTGACAAAGCATTAATGAGGAAAGTTTATTCTCCGCTGGAAGGAATGCCTTTGTCCTTTGAAGGCAACTTTCCAGCAAAGATATATCCGTGTGACGCAATGCTTGACGAAAATGGAAGGATTGTTTGTGCAGGAGTTAACGGTATCATAGCAGAAGTTGTGGCGTGTGATGAGGTTGCTGAGGTGGCTTGGGAAAGGGTGGTCACGACAGTAAAGCAGTTGAAGATACCGTCAAAACAAGCAAGGATTGCTGACGGCATAAAGGACTTTCAGGAATGGTTTCCAAGGTTTGTTAAGTGGAAGGTTGCAGGAAACATCACACCCCAAGAGAGAGATGCTTTAGCAGGCGTGAACAAAGATTTAGAACCTCCAGGTAAGTTAGTTCCTTGGTTGCGAATTTGATACTTTCTTGGGGGATGTCAAATGTTTTCTAAAATTTTCACTGCTTTGGCTCTTGCCCTCACATTTGCGACCTCAAAACCGCCGCACAATACGGAAGTCAAATTCGCGGCGGGTGTCAACGGGACATTTTTTGATAGAAAGACTGGGTATTTGGCTGGTTTCTTGGTTGTTGACGGCAAAAAACTCGGAGAGTTTCCTATACACAGCACGAAAGTCCGTGGGGGGATTGTGTGTCTGGTTAGCGGCAATGTTTTAAGCGGGTATTTCAAAGTCATAGAGGGCAAACTTTATTTTTCAAAATCTCCCATGAATTACAATCACATTCCCGAAAACATGCGGGGCATTCGTGTGGACGAGAAGTTTCTGAAACAAATAAGGTGGGCTATAACTGGTGGGGGGCTGTTTTTGCTTGACGGGGAAGTGGTGAAGAATGTTGGTAAAAAGGAAAGCCTCTCCAACTACATCATCAACCACACAAAATACTCCTTCATCTTAGTTCACAAGGACAGGAGAACTATTACGGTTGGAGTTTCTTACAAAGTGAAACCTTACGATTTAGCGGCACAACTGCGGGGCAAATACAGTGCTTTCTTGCGGTTGGATGGCGGCAGTTCAGTCACCGTCTTCAGAGGCAAAAAGCCCAGTTTTGTCAACAACGCCGTGGGATTGGCGGAGAAGCGATAGTGGGTAATTAATCCAAACAAACTCTTCCGCTTGAAAAGACTTTTCTCCCATTTCCTTCTTCCTCTGGCGCTTAGAATAAGTGCCTATGCTTACCTTTTTCCACCCATGCTCCTCAAGCCTTCTGTAAATTTCGTTGTCGTAACCCGACAACGCTATCTTCGCCCTCATATCCTTGATTATGTCAACCATTTCCTCGTGTTCTTTGTTGGAGAATTCTTTTATGTAATATCTCGTGTTTTCCCTCGTTTCGTGAACATAAGGCGGGTCTAAGTAAATTAACGCTTCGGGAAAGTTATACTCCAGTATTATATCTTTGTAATCTCTACAGTAAATTCTTGCGTTTTTAAGCCTCTTGTGCATGTAATACAGTATGGATAATCTATGGTCGGTAAATTTGGTTGGTCTTGTGGAGCGTTGTATCGGGAAAACCCTCGATTGTGGATAAGTGCCGCCATCTGGCGTCATGCTGTTCCAAAGGAAAAATGTGACTGCAATATCCACTAAATCCCCATCAGTAAGGTTCGCCATCATTTCCTCCGGCGAACTAAAGGAGTTACATTGTTCTATATACACATCCATCTTTTCCACCAACTCAAGAAATAACCACTCGTGCGAAGTGGACATCCAAACACGCTTCACGAAACGATTGAATAGGTTTGGTTCTTGTAGGACTTTGTAGAAGCAAAACAGTATTCGGTATAAGTCGTTTATGATTTCAAGGGGAACAGGTGATTTTTGGAAGAAAACATGTCCAGCGCCGAAAAACGGTTCAACATAGATGTCATGTGGTGGAAACAAAGAAATTATTGCTGGGGCTTGGTAGAATTTCCCGCCTATGTATCCGATAATGCTGCGCTTTTTGGTTGTCCCGACTGTAGACATATCTTGTTTTATGGTTTCTTCAACGAAATCGTCCCATTCTATCATAACAGTAACCACCTGCGTGATAAACCGCCCTCCCCAAATCGGGGAGGGCGGCGGCGACCCTCCAATTTGAGCCTGTCCCGTCAACAGGCTCACTTTTTTGCCTTCGTCGCTTTAGGCTGGGAAGTTTTGGACACCTTTGTCTGCGGGTTCGGGAAGTGACCCGTCCCCTTCGGCGCCTTCTTCTTGAAAGGAGGCAACCGCTTGCTCGCCGGTGCGTCTCTGAAACTCATCAGTTTCACCCCCTTGCGTTGGAATTTTAATGGGCCAAGACGACGACAGCACAAACATTAATGTTGCAAGTCTGTGTGCCAATTCTGTCGGTAGTAAGATAAGGACGACGACCCGGTTTTCGCTGTCATGTAAGTGTAGCATAATACAATCGTTTGCGTCACTGAAGGCTGACGGCAGGTTTTCCTTGAGTGTCTCTGGAATTTCAACCCTTTCCAAGCCAATGTTCTTGTCACTACCGACTGCAAGGAACATTGATGTCATGGCGCTCGTGTTTTCGTCTAACTTGCTGAACGGAATGGTAATGGTTTCACCCTCCATTGTTTTCACCTCCTTTCACGATTTGGATTTGGTAACTCACAATCTCCTTCATGGGCGCCTCAATGTTAATCTGCTTGAGCAGCGACTTGACAGCATCCGTATCCAGACGCCTTTGAACTATCCGTTTGACTACCAGAGAACCTTCATCTGTTGTGACAGTTTCGTTGTGCGGTAGAAGTTCACACAACATCCCTTTCAGTTCCTTTTGCCGCTCAACGAGAGGTCGTAGTTCCTCTTCTACTTCGTTTATCGTCCGAGTTACCTTGATGTATTCGTTCACCAATAGAGAGACCTTGTTCGCAATTTCAGGGTCTCCCGAAATCCTAATGAGTGTTGATGTGTTTTCCGCATGACCGTGACAGTATCGGTAGAAGGGGCATTTCGCATCCCCTTCTCTGCTTTTGAACTTGCAGGGATAGTTTTGCGGTGAATACTTCGGGAGAATTTGTTCCGCCTTTTCTGGGTTAGATAGCGCTTCTTTGACGGTGTTGACAAACGGCAGGACTTCTGTTTGTAGAATTTCAACGATTTCCTCTGCATTGAAGACAATGGTGTTATACCGGGTTGGGTTGGTTCTGTCAACATAGTATAGGACGGCATAGTCTGCATGTGCCAGCGCTGCGTAAACCGCTATCTGTCTCCTGTGTGCAGGGAAGTTAGCCGTGTAGACAACATTTGGGTGAACGAACTTGAAATCAAAGACTATGGTGGCTTCTGAGTTTGTCGCTAAGAGGTCAATCTTGGCGTCAAACTCAACGCCAAATAGTGTCCTGTCAAACTTGCCGTCTTCGTTGGAGCATTCCACAGAAACATGAAATCCCATCTCCTTCAGCCTTTCCGCTATTCGGGGGACAAAGTAGTTGTGTAGTGCTTCGCCAATTTGCCCCAACCATCCGATTTCCTTCCAAGTGTCGTCCTCTCCGACTTCTGGTTTAGTCAGGTGCAAAAAGACACGACGCTCACATGTCAGTTGACTCGGCATCCAATTCTTCCACGCTAACTTCTCCTTCTTGTGTTGGTAAAGTGGCAACAACAGTTCTTGGATGTTCATTTGTTTCTACCCCCATTTCTTCTGTGATGTATAACCCCGACAACAAGTCGGGGAATGCCTTCCTGAAGGCATGAGCCTCTGCGACCTTTTGTATCATCGTTGCGGGCATCACCCGCCATGATGCCTTTTCTCGGTTGTATTCGGACAACAAGACCTTCTGCGAAACTTCTCTAATCGAGCCATCGGGTTCTTGTATGTAAACGACACCCCAACCGCCATAAAGGTTCCAGCCGGGTGGGACGAATGCGCCTTCAAGTTCCATGATTTCAACTTCGTGTTTTGTTAGTGTGTCTTCCAATTCGTGAAGTTTAAGTATGGTTTCCAAGATGACGGCTTTTTGCTCAGGGATTTGCTCCATCAGTTCCTTCAGAATTTGTTCGGCTTGTTTTGCAAATTCGGAGCGTTGCTTGTCAGGATTTTTCCTCGTGACAATGACGCCACTTTTGAAGCCTTTGTAATTTTCATGCCGTGTCGCAACACGCATGAAGGAAAACCTGCTGACGATGATTTGCGCCGGTTCTCTTTCATCATACTTCACGAGATATGCGTCCCCAAGGAAGGGATTTAGCCGATAAGTTTTGCAAACAGCGATAAATTTAGCGACATCGGCAATGGTTGCTCGTGGGTTGATGTAGTCACGGATGATTTTAGGCGAAAGTTTAATGTGGTTACCAGTCCAGTCTTCATACTCCGTGACAGGCATTTCGCTTGCCGGCGCAATGCTTGTTTGCGTCTTCTCGGATACTTCTTCGGCGACTTTCTTCGCTTTGTTGACCTTCTCTCGCAGTCGTTCTTCCATCTTTGCTCCCTCCTTATGGTAATACTAATATACCTACGACTGCACTTGCGTAAATTGGTTCCCCCATGTAACGCACACGGGGAACACCTTCGTGTTTCAATCTATCCAACACAAAGTGAAAATACACATCGCTGGGTTTGCCAGTGGGGGATGTGTTTAACTCAATCAGCGCATGACCTATATGCTTCATCCCCGTGAGTTTCCGTTCACAGCACTTTTCCGTTGTCTCTATGACAATTACGCAGTCTTTAGTCCTGAAGAACTCCAAGCCAACAAAATATCTTCGTGATGGCTTGGGTGAAATGAATTCGTGGGCGAATATACACGGCACTGGAACTGCGGGGTTGATGGTTATTTTGACTTCGTCTAACAGGTGTATGTCAGGATAAAGGGGTAGTGCGGAAGACAATTTTATCAAGTTGATGTGGTCAAGATTTGCCGCTTGAAGCGCTGCTTCCAAACCCGCATTTGGGTTTTTCCAATCGGTAAATCCCACGGCGGCAAACAAGATGAAGTTTTTCGGGATAAATGTCGGGACAGAAACCCACGACTTCACGAACTTAACTGTTGACATATAGACATCATGTGAGTATTTCAGTTGCCCTTCAACTTGTTCAATGATGTCCTCTTGTTCAATGATGTCCTCGTCAGTCATGCATCATCACCTCTGTTAGCGTTTTACCCTTGTCTTGTGTGCCCCTAAACATATCAACCCCCTCAGTTTCAGCCCTTTTAAGGGCAGTTTTAAGGATTTCCTCAATCCTTGACTGATTTGTCTCTCTCCAGCCCTTGACAGTTTCTTGAAGCCTGTCTATGACCTCTTGGGCTTCAAAGGGACTGTCAAGGTGTTCGTTGTCTAACTCAACTAAAGGGGTGGTCTCTATCAAGGCAAAGGCTTCTGCAAGTGTGCTTTTGAAGGCTGTTGTCGTCATGTCATCTAAGGGCAGTGTGAGTGTGACTTCAGGGTTGTTCACAGCCATAGACCACCTTTCTAACATGTGGTCAAGAGCCTTTGGGACATCTCTTTCAATGAACTGGGCGATGACATTTAGAAAGAAGTTTTTGTATCGTGCTGGGATTAAGGGAATGTGCATTGACGCCATGACTGCGTATTTGACCTTGATTGGGTCGTTGAACAACTCATATCTTGGCGGGAGTTTGTTCGCAAAGATGATGTAGATAGATGTGTAGACGGCAATTGCACGCTCAAACGCCTCTGCTATGGCTTCAAGTTCTGCTTTCAGCATGCTGATGTGCGGTGTGTAGTTTTGGTCTTTCACCTTTGCTATCCATTTCCTGAACCTCTCTATCCTTTCCTCAATTTCGTTTTCCGTTAGCGGGTTCTTCTGTTGCTCTTTCAACATTTTCCTTAGGTTGGCGGCAGCCCAGTTACAAAAGGGAGATTGGCACACTTGTTTGTATCTGTCAGGGGCATATTTTCTATCCCTCGTTATACCCCTTGGGTTTTTAAGGGCGTTCACCCAATCAATTTTCCATCCACCACCCTTTGTCCTATACCAACGCAAAGCCCTGCCGCCACAAATTATACACGAGTTCCAAGCCTCTCTACTTGGATAGTATTGTTCTCTTATGATTTCAAACAGTGAGTTGAGTTGACGCAGGAACAGTTCGTAGACGGAGAAACATCGTGGAGAGCAAAACCTTGTCCCTGCCCTGTATGCGAATATGGGTTTGCCGCAGGAAATACATGCTTTCATTACTTCTACTCCAGAAAGCCTGCCGAGGTGATAAAGTCGGTAACAGAGATACTGAACAGCGTGCGGTATGCTTCTTGTGTATGTCTCCCATCTTTCAGGACTAACATTTGGCAAGTTACTCATCACTATTTCGTCCCAGATGTCAACGGCTTCTTTTAGCAGTGCGCCTATTTTGTGAAACTGTGGTATAGGATGGCTTTCCAAATCAGCCATCCACTTTTGTAGATGTTCTCTTTCTATTTCCCTGAGCGTTTCCCAACGCTCAAACGCATCCGCTTCAATGCTTGACATTAGTATTCCGTGTGCTTTCATTTCTTTCAGCCTCCTTTATCTTCTCCGCACAGTCAGAGCAAACCCATAGGTGCTGTTTTTCACGGCTACCGTCTTTTGCCATTTTATATATCGTGACATATTCTATGTGTTTGTGGCAACACCATCTCTCGCATTGCCAACACTGCCAGAAGGCGTTGTTTCCGTCTCCCGTGTGACACTTATTCATCATCGTAACCCCCTCGGTCGTTTCTGGGTTTGTAGGCGGGATAGTCAAGACCATACTTTCTTTCTATTTCCCGCCGGTGTTCTTTAAAGTAGGCATACACTTTTTTCCAATCCAAACTTTCCTTTGGTATTGGGTTATCGCGGTCAATTCTTCCATTGACGACAGGGAAAATCGTGAACTCCCATTTGGTGTCGTATGTGAAGTAATAACCGACCGCTGCTGCTTCTTCTAACGAGTTAAAGAACACTTCATCGTATTTGTCTTTCAAGACAACCCACCCTTCGTCACCGTGAAAACAACCACGAGGGTCTTGTTTGTAACAGTCTTGACACCTTATCCTGATTGTATACTTCACACCCATCGTCCTCCCTTTTATGTGTCTTTCAACTCATTTTCAAGCAGCCAATCAATCCTGTGCTTCAAGTCAACCACACACCTTACAATGATTGTGTGATACTCAAGGAAGTATTCAAGCCGCTCGATGTTTTTAATGGGCATGTTGGATTTAAAAGCGGACAAACTTTCTGCACTCGTTAACCGAACAAGTTGCTCTATTGCAGTTCTTCCGGCGTCTTGTAAGAGTAGGGAGAGAGTTGGGTTGGTTTTGACGGCGTCTTGTGCTTTTTGAGCCCAAAGTCCAATTTCCTTGAAGGCGACGAACGGGTTGTAGAACGGTGCTGATGACCTACGGGAACCAAAGAAAAGGGACGACATAATTGTCGGGATTACTAACACCTGAATGTCGTCAAGCCAGTGTTGCAACTTCTTCTTCACTTCCGCAAGTTTCTCTTTAGTTAGAGTTTGTTGCATCGCTCTTCACCTCTCTTGCGATTTTGAGTAGTGTTTGATTGACATGGGACGCCGATGTCGGCTCGCCCCTTAATCTGTGACACACCTCACGGTAAAGGCTCATCGCCGCCATGTATGCGTTGATTTTACCCAACTTCTTGCCGTAGCGTTTTTTCAGGACATCCAAGAGTAAATCAACGGCAACTTCACCCCTTGTAAGGTCAAACATGGTTTCGAGTTGTATCCACACCTCAAACACTTTTGCCCTCTCTTCCTCGGTTAACTCCTCTAACTTAGAACGGATATTGCAAATCTTCATCGCCGTCACCTCCTTCTTCGGTATCCATCTCTAATTGTATCGCAATGTCCAGCGGTAATGGCAGTATGTCCTTTTGAGCTGCGGATAAATCAAACACGCTTGCCCTAATTGGCTTACCTGTTTTCGTTTTCACAACGACTGACACTTCAACCAAGGCGGGGTGTCCTTGATTTTTCGCTGTTACAAGCGATGCTATAACCTCGTGAGGTTTTTGCTGAAGGAACTTATCGTCCCTGTATTTTACACGAAGTTTATCCAGAAAGGATTTGAGCCTAACCCACAAGCATCCTTCATACTTTCCTTTCGTAAACAAACCCCAATCTTCCCCTTCCTCTAACATACTTTCACGCTCATCGTTCCATAAGGATATAATTCGTGCAACGGTGTCGTGTATTGGAATGGAAATGCCTTTAACGAAAAAATAGTGTGCGATGTCCTCCGCTTCTGGGACAGTAACACTAAGATGCTTGGCGAAGTTTTCAAATATCTTCCAACCGAACACGATTACTTGGAAGTTGTTCTTCTGCCTTGCGGAGAAATCTGCTCCCACCTGTTCGTTTATAATCTTCCTCGCTTCGTTCCACCATTCAATCCAAGAACCTTCGTTCTCCAGTAGAAACTCAATCAACGCCCTTCTGTATGCCCGTTGCATTGCCGTTGCGCCAACCAACTCCTGAAATGTCTTGATGTATACTTCGTCAAGTTTTTCGGCTTTACGCTTGAATGTTACGAGGAAAACCCTGTCAGTTAGTGCGGCGTCCTTTGTTATGAAGTTGGCGCTTTCTCCGATACAACACAACGGCGTGTATGAGTAGTAAGGTAGTTCAAGTTGTCTTGCTGAACGAGAAACTTGCTGAAACAACATTTCGTAGCAGGAGTGTATGAACAATTTGGCGTCCCTGATGTCTTCGCCCCACCGTTCTGGGGTGAACTCATCCAACACCAACGGAAGAGATGCCATGTTCGTGTATTTTCGCATGGTTGAAGCGGTTTGTCTGGAAGGCAAGTGAGCCGTTGGTGCAAATATGTTTTGTATCAACTCCACAACAATTGATGTCTTTCCGGTCCCGGCAATTCCTGCGACGAACAGGACAGGAAACCTGTTGTTGTTTACATACCTGACGAAGGTTGAAAGCATGGCTGCGTGGAACCAAGCAATGACACCGTAAAGGCAGTCATCCGGATAGACATTCAAAAGTTTTTCCACGAACGGCTTTAGTGCTTCTTTGTCTGTTTGTTCGTTTAAGGTAACGCCCCCGAATATGTTCTGTTGGTAAATGTCGCAGAATTCCCCAACATCTTTGGGCAAGACGGCATCGGAAAACACAAAGCATGTTTTCTTTGCCGACCACTCCCTTAGAGGGTGATTTTCCAATCCGTATTCTTCCGATAGATACAAACCGATGCGTGTGAAGATAGTGCTTTTCTGTGTGAACAAAGTATATATGTCTCTTGTGAATAAACCCAAGATGCCTGCAAGTTTTGGTTTACCTATGAGGTCGGGGGAAAGTGGCGGCAGACCTTTCAGAACGGCTGTGTGTAGCAAGTTTCCGCTGCTAACAACGACACGCCTCCGTGACTTGTCCTTGTTTCTCTGCCGTGCGACAATGACTGGTTCTTCTTCACCTTGAACTTCAACGACCACTTCTGGCATCCACTCGTTTAGCGTCATCTTGAGGACGGAGTAATTCTTTTCCTCACTATCCCTTTCCAAACGAAAGGCGTAATATGTTCCATCAGGTGTCGGTATAATTCCGTTCTCTACTTTTCCGTTGTTTGTGTGTGTTTCTGCGAATATTATGTTTTTCCAGAGGGAATTTTGGTTGCGCAAAACTTCAGAGACATCCTTATCAGACCACAATAACCTTGTGACCACCCTATCCTTCCTTTGCCTGAGCAAAGTCCCTATATAAGACTCCGATTTTCTGACCACTTCCATTTCGTTATCAAGTGCAACTACTACCCACCGAGGTAACCTTTCCAAATCTGACGGTCGCAGGCTTGTTTCCCCTTTGGTGGGCGCAACAGCGGGGATGTTTATGCTCCATAACGCAAGGGCATCAAGTTCTCCGCCTGCAATCCAAACGCACTCTTCTTCATCCCACGGGAAAATCTTTGGGCTCGGATACAACGAGGGTCGCTCAACCTCGGCTGGGACGAGGGGATGCATGTTTGTCATCCATCTATACTTGTGCGGCGCATCAGACGCAAAGATTATCTTGCCGTTAACCTGTGTAAGCGTCCTCAGTTTTGCGTTGACTGGATTACCCTCGTCATCAAAGACAGGGATGACAAGGTAAGGGATGTCATCCTTTACCCAAAACCCCAGTTTTGCTTTCTCTATTACATAATCCGACAATTGTCTATATGTTCTTAAATATTCAACAAGGGTTTGTTGGTGATAGAGTTGAGCATGAAGGTAGTCAAGGAATTGGGCAAAGGTGTTAAAGGACAGAAAGGGGTTTTCTGTGTAGGAGAGACCTAATCTCTCTGCAAGCGCTGATAGCGTAGCGTCGTAGCCCGTGGGTCTACAAGCAAAGCAAAACCAGATTTTCTTTTCTGTGTTTAAGAAAAAGGAAGGGTGCTCGTCTTCATGAAAGGGGCAATGTCCTTGATACTCGTTGGGCTTGTAGGGCTTCAGGTTACAGCCCCTTGCGTTCAGCATGTCAATAATTTCCTGAATGAACTTGTCATGCATGATATCTTCCCTCCTTACCCTTTCTTGGTTGCATGTTACCCCCTAAGGGGCAGGTTTAAACATCTCCCCCTCACCACCTCAGGCAACAAGGTTACACTCAGGTTACACTTGGTTACACTCAGGTTACATTGACTGTAACCAAGTAGGGTTGTATATTTGCCTTATTTTGCTTGCGTTTTGTTACTTGGTTACAAAGTTACGCGGTGTGGGGTATGTATGTATGGGTGTGTGTGTGTGTGTGTGTGTGTGGGGGTGTCCCTATACAGGTGTAACTTTGTAACTTTGTAACCTGTGTGACTATCCCACCCCAAAAAGTAAATAAAATAAGGCAAATATACAACCCTACCCTTGTTTTTGGCAGGTTACACTTATGGTTACATCTGGTTACATGGTTACGCTGCTTCATTACGCAACTACCCCCTCAGAATTCTAAGACAATCTTGACATCTCCCTGTCTGGATAGTTCTTCTAATCCGTCATACAGCATTTCCACGAAACTTTCAACATGCTGTGCTTCCGTGTCTCCCATCACACACCTTGCACCGGGGTCTGGGTAACCTCTATGCAGGTGACCAGGGTCAATTCCGACAACTGACCAGTGATTTTTGATGGCAAGTTCGAGCAACTTTGCCGCAACCATCTTAGCCACCGCCCTCTGGTTTCCGTGGAGGAAGAGCGCGCTTTGGGAGTTACTTATAAAGCAGATTTCAAGCAACACACATGGCATTTCGTATTTGGAAATGAAAGATGCCCTGTTCCACTCACGGACATTCACGACTTTGTGGTTTTTGGGGTAAGTGAACAGCGTGGCGCACAACTCAGCCAATTCCTTTGCTGCCTGCTTTGCCTGCGGTTTATTGTAAATGGCAAGTGAGTAGTCTGCTTGCGGGTTTGATGCGGAGTTGAAGTGGATAGACAACACGAAGTCGCAGTTCAGCCTCTTTGCCAGATTTTGTCTTTCTGGTTTCTTGACATATTCAAATGCAAGTGTAGTAAATTTAATCTTCGCTTCCTTCATTTTCTTCGCCCCCTTCTTCTGTTGGGCCAAACAATTCACTTAAACTCGTCAACTCGCTCAGATTTGTCAACTGGGTGAACTCAAATGGGGTAAACAGGGGTGACGGTTTTTGTGTTAGGTCGTGGACTTCACCGATAATACTTTCGAGCGCCTCAAGTGTCCATTCCGTTCCGTCAACTTCAATTGTCGTTCCATTTATTAGTGCGATTACAAGTTTCTTGCCCGACGGTGTCTGTTTTTCCGTGAAAGCGAGGACGGTGTCTCCGTTAACCAAGAACGGTTGCCCTCTGACTTTTACTTTAATCCATGCCATCTTGGTTCGCCTCCTTCATGAGTTTAATGAATTCTTCTTCGTCGTCTAAGACATGCTGCGTTGTTAGCAAGTGCGCACATCCTTGTTCGTTTCTTTTTGCTGTAAGTCTGTTCCATACTTGCGACTGACCTTTGTCGGCAATCTCCGGTTTTTCAAGATATGCCACCAACGCCGCAAGTGCAGACCACGCATCTCCCTTAATTTTAACGCCATGTTCAACAAGCAAGTCATAGTTTTCCAGTTTCAACTTAAGTGCGGCTCTGACATCTTTGTCTTTTGCCCTCGGCGTTCCAACAAGTGCTGTTTTGATTTCGGGTCTGGTGAGGCAGATGATTTCTTCGGTGACTGTCCAGATGATACCGACTTGTGCTGCCATTTGAAGGATTGTTGTCGGTGAGCGACCGAAAGGAACTGGCACCTCCACGATAACTGTTTCACCCGGAAGCATACTTTTAGCCCACGAGAACAAATCATGGAAGTCTGAAATGTTAATTACACCGGCGTCTGTGATTACGCCGGCTTTGTAAACTACATAACCGACACGCTTAAGCCCCAAGTCAATCCCGACATACTTCATGTCAATGACCTCCTTTTTACTTCGTATTGTTTACCCTCGTAACTTGCAATGAGCATACCGTCTTTGTTGATGAAGATTATCGGTATCACCCTGAAAGACTCGTCTGGATAGAGTTCAATAACCCCAAACCCTTGTGCGAAAATCCTTGCGTTATCGTAATGCGGTCTTGGCAGTGCAAGACATGGCAGAACCCATGCGCCACGGATTGAGCCTGTGTAGTCCATTTGGAGATATTGGGAGAAGTGGTGCCAATGAAAGCACAGTATGTTCCTCAGCGTCCTCAAGAAGATACATCGTGCTGTGTTTACTGCGTTTCCTGAAATCCCCATTCTCGCTCCATGTTGGATTATCAAATTGCCAAGGTAAACTGTCGGCGCAGTATCGTTGTTGATTGGTTGCGGGTAATCTTGGTAATCGAGGAATATCCAATCTTCTAATCCGAGGAGCCTTTCCAACTCAAGTTCCGGCAATCCAACTAATTCAACTGCTTTTGAGTATATGTATGAGCGGAGCCTGTATTCGTGGTTGCCACACATAAAAATCCTCACAGCCTTTGGGAATGTAGATTTAATTCTCTGGAGCAAGATTTTCGCTTGCCTTATTTCTTCTGCGAGCAACAGCCTTCTTTGCGGTGTCCGAAGGTGTCTGCTTATAGCGTAGAAATCAACGAAGTCTCCACATGAAATTATTGCGTCTGGTTTGGCAGACTTTGCGATTGTTAGGAACATTTCAACGGCGTCTTCGTCTTGAAAGGGGACATGGACATCACCGAAGACGACGATTTTTGAGTGCGATTTAGCCTTAATCTTGACAGATGTCTTTTCAGTGACCGTTGTAACTTCTAATTTACCCATGACGAAAATCACCTCACTCTTATTTTATCACGGTCTCTGCCTTTTTAAACATCGTCAGTGTTTGCAGTCAGGCAAAGTATGCCCCAAAGGACATCAAATATTTCCCCAAACCTGATGGTTATGTGTGATTGTGTTTTCAGGGCTGTGTAACTGAGCGTGATGGGCGTTTGCATGAAATCTGTTTCTGGGTGTTTGGGGATTTTCATGTGTATGGTCATGACATCTGTGAACAATGATGTTTTTCTGACTATCAACTGCAGCATTCTCTCTGTTGGGGATATGTCCTCAGATATTGTCAGCATATACATATCGTCCCGTATGCTATCAAAAACCTGTCTAACCAAAGCAGTTGCGAACCACCAAAGGTCACTCCACCAGTTCTTTTCGTCAACGAATGTGTATAGTAACATGTAAGTTTGTCCATCGGGGTAGACCTTGTAAATTCTGACCATTATGGAACTGTAATAGGGAACGTTTTCAACGGAGACTATCAAGTTTTTACAACCGCTCCTTTCCAGAAATTCGTAGGCTTTCTTCATAAACGGTCTTATCTTTTTTGCTGTCCTCCATATTGACAACCAAGAGAATATGTTCAACCTACTGAGTATCTCTATGATTTTATCCAATATTTCACCAGTCATGTTCTGTCCCTCCTATTTCGCTCAGTTTTATCTTACACAGGAACATTTCTATTGCTTTTTCTGGTGAAACGACAATTGCTTCACCTTTAATAGTAGTGGAGAGTAACCATTTATCCAAGTAGGCGAAGAATGTTGTTATGAATATACCATCTTTCGTGACATAAATAGCCATCAGGTTTCTATTCATGTAGTATCTTCCCACGGAGTATTTTCTCTTTTCCCTGCAGGTTATTGACATTAGGGAGTTTATGAACAGTGGTAGTCTTTCGCTGGTCATTACAAGTTCTATTTTCACTCCATTTAATTTAATTCCTGTTATGTGACCGCTTGGTGGAACCCTAACTGCCTCAATTCTTAGTTGTTCCATTCCCAGTTTTTTTGCGGTTCTGTTGTAAGCCCTTAAGACACTGGGAATGAACTCACAGAGCCCACATTCTTGTGTGTGCCGCATTGCACTCTTAATCACATCTTTGTTACTCACATACTTCATAGTAATCATCCTCCTTTGCTATGACCAAACTTACGACCATAACGGCTTTTTCCAACAACCCCAACATATCACCGTAGAAGCAGGTTTCGTTTGTTACAATCAAACACCCTTGTGAGTAAATGTCTATGGTTTCTGCTGGATATTTGATGACGCATATCGTGCTCACTCCGCAATCTATGTATATCTCGTCATCGTCGTAAATACCAGCCTTTGGCTCCAAATCCAATTCATGTTGTTCTCCGTTAAAGTAAACGATTGTTTCGAGTAATGTATATAAAACACCCTTTAGCCTTGCTTCGTGTGGCGACAAGATATGCATTGTCGGCAAAATTTCCGATTTGTTGTTAACATAGACCACTATTCTCCGTATGTGATTATCCGGCGTGTAGAGATACACAGAAGGGATAAGTCTCGGTTGCCCATGAATTCTCTTCCACGCACTGTTGACTTTACGGATACATTTAAGCAGCAATGAACACTGCGGACAACTCATGATGGTGTTTTTGTTTCTAATAACCGATATAATTCTCGTCTCTTTTGACATAATCGTTGTCCCTCCTTTACTCCTCCTGTGAGTTTTTAAGTAGCGACAACAAAGATATTAGTGTTTCTACGGTATGGTCTATTATTACTGTTTTATCAACAATCTTCTGTCCGCCTCGCATTAGTGTAAATTTCGTGTATCCAGTTTCCAGAATTGTTACATAGATTTCCGTTTCCCTACTAAGCGTGAATGCGTGGACAACATTGCCAGAGTGGTATACAGGGAAGAATTCTAATACGACAAACAAGTCATAAACAAGCCGTGTCATATACATTTGTCTGTTGCTATATGTTTCATGGACTCCGATTGCTATCATGTTTGGTTTACCTCTTCGGACGACATGTAGGCTGTATAGATGTTGCATGTGTGTTGTTATCTTTTTGGGGATGAGCGTGTAATCTTTGTATCCCATCCGTATTAGGCACCTATTTATTTTTCGCAGCATGTAAAAGGAAAAGTCGCAATCTTGGCATTGCCTTAGTTTCCTTACGATTGAGTTTTCTTTCGGGAGTATAAACTCCCATATCATCGTCAATCACCTCCGATGTTTATGACTTCTACAGGAAGTTCTAACTCTTTGTCGCCTATGACAACGACGATGATTTTTGTTCCGACAATGTCCTCTATGCCGTCCCAGTCGCAATATCCGTCCGTGATGACAATCACGATGTCGTATCTCTTGAACGACAGCAGTTCCTTTATCGCCCCCACCATGTCTGTTCCACCTCCGCCTTCCAACTCAATCTCTCTTACATTTCGCACCGGTTTTGGTTCTCCTTTCAGGCATGTATCCGCACACACGACATCAACCCTACAGGATGTTTCCAGAATTCCCCTGAGTTCAGTAAGTGCCATTTCCAGTTCTTTTTCCGACATAGAGCCGGATGTGTCTATGATGACCCCAACCTCGTTTGTGGGTTTGAATTGGTATGAAGGAACGACGATTTTGGGCGGTAATCCACGGCGTTGTCGGTGAAAGTCCCGTTCAAGTATGGTTGGTTCTTTTGCTTTACTTACAACCCTGCGCAATCTTTGTTTCCAATCAACCTTGGGCTGCTCCTCTTTAACTTCAAGGTGTATTAACAAGTTTCCCGGTATGTCTCCAGCAAACTTTTGTGCGATTTGACTTGCCTGTTTCCGTATTGTTTCCTTCCTGCTTTGGGGTATTTTCTCTGCATCGTGGATTTCAAAATCTGCTTTCCGCCCTGTTACGCCGCTACCTTCATTTTCGGTTACCAACATCTCCTCACCGTTTCCTTGCCTTCCTTTCTTTCTCCTTTTCTTTTGCATCAACAATTCAGCATATTCTTCCGCCGTCAAGTCCCACTTGAAGCCGTAACTGTCTGGCGTTACGAACCTAAAACCGTATTTCTTCCCTTTGAGTATTTCTTCACCGTCCTTGAACATTCTCCTCAGTAGACTGTTCACAGCCAAATCTGCTGCGGTGTTGGCGATTGCTATTGGAAACCGCCTCATTCGTTCGGAATGTTCAAGAACGAGGTGAAGCAACTCGTGCGTGTAGATGAAAATGAAAAGTTCGTCGGGTGAGTTTTCCTGCTCAGGGTCGATGTATAAACGCCACGCTTCATCCACTGCCATGCTTTTGAACGGGAGTTCTCTGATGTGTGGTTTCATGTGTATTGCATACGGGTAAAGATACGGGAAGTTTTTTCGGACATATGCCCGTGATTTCTCTAATTTAGCGTAAATTTTCTCCATATCCATCCCTCCTACTTTTTGTTTACTTCTGCCACGACATCGGCATCAAGTATGCCTTCCTCGAGAAGGCACTTTGCTACCGAACTGCGAAGTTTCTCCGCCATATCCGACAGGTATGCGTTCTTATAGTGCGACATCAATGTCTGAAATGTTCCGTTTCTAATGAAATCTACAAGTTCTTCGCTTCCCATTGACGCAACAATTGCGCACACGCCACTGACGATTGAGTATGCGATGTCGGGTCTTTGTGGCGACAGGTAATCTTTGAGTATGGATGGATTTTTGATGACTTCTGTTATTGGTGGGATATCCGTGCTTTGCATGTATTCAAGAAATGCCGCTGCAATGTTGGAACCGACTGTTGCGCTTACCACGAGTTCCCATTCCGCTTGCGTCATTTCGGTTAATGCCATCATCCTTGCGCAGATATCCCATGTTCGCCTACTGGGGTAGACAGGTTCATCCCGCTTGATTTCAACTTTTCTGCGGTATTGTGGAAATACACGAAGGAATGCGGTTATCAGCATGTTAGCCTGCAGGAAGTTTTCTCTTTGTTTTTCTATCGGTGGGTGCTGTATGACGGGCAAGTCTTTCGTTTTCCGTTCAACCATCCAGTCAAGCCACCTTTCATCGTCCTCTTCGTCTGGAACAAGCGTAAAATGTGCTGCACGGTTGCAAAAGGCTAATGTTAGAGGGTAGTCACCACGAGACACGCCGGGCGGATTTGCTAACGCAACGAACCACACCCTGCGATTTGGCTTTCGCTCAATTCCGTATTGCAGTAAACCGTGTGTGTCTTGAACAGCGAAAATGTCACACACGATACCTTGCAAGGCGTGTATGACATCTTGCCGTGCATCGTTAAGTTCGTCCATAATAACCAAGACACGCTTGTCGGTAAAGAAAATTTTGGGCAGCCATTCTGGAGGGAAGAAACTCATAACTTTTTGGTCGTAGTTAGCGGTTGGGAAGCCGCCGACATCTTCTGGCACCAGTCTTGTTGCACGAACCTCTACAACCTCCATCCCCATTTGCTCGGCAAACAAGTGTGCAAGCACCGTTTTTCCTTCCCCGGGGTAACTCCAGATTACAACGAGCCTTGCCCCGTATTCTTCTGAACCGATAAAACGAAGTGCTTCAGTCATGCTTCCAATTTTTGCACCAATCAACTTCATCCTTTATCCCTCCTTAACATATCCTATAATTTTTTCGCCGTCCCTTAGTATTATTACCCATTTCCCCCTTGTTCCACGCAAGTATCTCCACCAAGCCCGACTAACATTGGTCAACTCACCCAACCTATCTGAAGCCAATTCAGCCTCATAAGCCGCCTGAAGCACCTCCCCCTGCAGTTTACATGTCCTACAACACCAACCACACAAACAAATGTTTTCAAACCGCACAATTTCGTCCCCAACTAAGGCGACAACATCCCCTCTTGCACCCCACGGGTGAGTGAACTTTGTCCTATACTTCAGCACAACTACTCTGTCTGCTTTAATTTTCGGCATGGTTTGCACCTCCTCAAAAAAGACCCCGCCGCACGAGGCGGCGGGGTTGTTGTTCTTTACTTGTTTTGCTCTACGAGAATGCGCTTTACGATTTTCTCCACCCAAGTTTCAAGAAATCGTGTCATGTGTATGGCATTTACGAGTTCATCAAACAAGCCGTCTTCTGTTGCTTGTCTTAGCGTGTTCAGCGACTGTGTTACCAACTCGGCGAAATCTTGGGGGTAGGTTTTCAGCACAACAGTGATTTCCACCGGTGCGATGTCATTTTTGCGGCTCCAGTGCGGATTGTGGATGCGAATGTAAATTTCCGCTTGTTCGTAGGAGAGTTGGAATTCTCGGTAAATTCCTTCGTCGGGAGCGAACAGTTTGACCAGCTTCATCTCGTCAAGTTCCTTCGGGATGTAGCCATCCAATTCATCCAACTCAAACACTACCGTTGTTGCATTCACCTTACGCATACTTCATCCCTCCTTTGATTTTTTCCGCACACCAATTTCGGTGTGCGGTTTTAATCCCAAAATGGTGCGATTAAAAAACAAACCGCCGCCGGCATTAAACCGGCGGCGGCTTTACTCCCTAATCTTTTGACGGT